CGGAGCTCCTCTCTACTAATTGAAGCTCCTCCATCTAATTTGATATCGCCTTCACCAGGAAAAAGATCGGAGAGAACAAGAGATTCTCCCGTCAGTGACTCCAATGACTTGACAAGAATCAGCATGTTGAACAATGAGGCTGCAGAAGCATTTCTTTTCATACCCGAAATGAACCCCGGTGTCCATGTTGCTCCATAGCGCCTCGCTTCAGTCGCGATTTGATCCAACGTCAAGCCTTTGGCGGCTCTCATTGAATCTATATAAGCGTAGATGGCTTCATTAATTCTCATGTTCTCAATTTAACAACACGACACGCCAAAAGGCAAAATACAAGTTGTCATATTGAAACTCTGTGCTATCTTGTTAATCACGTTCTCATAACGACAACTTGTGAAAGGAGGTTTTGATAATGCCGGCAATTGCTATGAGTCCGACTCTCAGCCCCAAGGAGGTGTTCGAGAACTACGGGCTCAAGCCCAATCATCTGGCCCAGCTGCGCTACCAGAAGAAAGGCCCCCGCTACATCCAAGCGACGCCACGAACGGTTTTGTACCGACAAAGCGACATCGAAGATTGGCTGACTGCAAACACGGTGGAGACCGAAGACAGCAAGGAAATGAAAAAGGCATCCGCCGCTACGGATGCCGAGATCAAATGAAAGAAGGTTCAAATGAACAACACCATTCTAACCGACAACAAGGAAATCGAAACCCTCGACCTTCCCTCATGGTGGAGCGACGACTTCCCCTGCGTGGCAACCTTGCTCAAGACCGGGTTCAAGGGGCACCGTCAGTTGTTCGCAGCTGACGTGGATGTTCTTCCCGGTGTCGGCTTCGCGTTCTATCAGGCCACATGGCTCAACGACCATGATGCTGTGACAGACGAGAGCATGACGACGATCATCCCGTTCAACAACGTCGAAAGCATCGAACAGGTGGAGACCGTGGATGCGGAGGACGGTGACTTCAAATGAGCGATTCCCTGATTAAGGTCCCGTTCCACGGTGACACCATCGAAGCCGTGGCCAAGGATGGCTCATGGATGGCATCGCTGAGGCGCATGTGCGAAAACCTCGATGTGGACTACTGGACGCAACTTCGCAAGCTGAAAGAGAAGCCGTGGGCAACCGTAGTCATTATGCCTATGGTTGGTGCGGACGGCAAGAACCGTGAGATGGCGATGATTGACCGTCGCACGATGACCATGTGGCTCGCCAACATCAACCCCGGCAAAGTCAAGCCCGAACTACGTTCGAAGATCGAAGCCTACCAGTGCGAAGCCGCCGACGCATTGGACAAGTACTTCAACGAGGGTGCCGCCATCCGATTCAAAACCAACAGCATGGATGAGGAGTCGTTGATTCTGGCGAAGGCGAACCAGATCCAATCCCGCCTGCTCGGCGAAGCCCGCCGGGAGAATCTCGAACTCCGTGCCAGCAACGAGAAAATGAGGCCTCTCGCCCTGTTGGGTGAGGCGTTCGTCTCGACGGACGGGACGATGAGCGTAAGACAGGCCGCACGTCATTTCCAAGCCATCGACAAGCGGATGAACTGCGACACCGTGTACGGGATACTGCGCGGTGCCGGCTATATCGAGCTGCGTTCGGAAGCGCCGACCGTCAAGGCCGTCAAGCCCGGCTATCTGAAACCCGTCATGTCTCGCAAGGCGAACGGGAAGCTTGACCGCCAGTACGCGCGGTTCACCGCCAAGGGTGTGAACTGGTTCATCGACCGGTTCATCTACGGGCGCAGCCAGGGTCGACTCCCGGGGGTGGCGTGATGAGCGTCGCAACAAAACCGAAGACGCAGCGCCGGACGATGCCGGATGCCATGGAAGTCGAACTGTTCAAGGATCTGAGGCGCGCGCTTCCCAAGGCACGCAATTACGACCGGAACGGGAATCTGCTGTGGCATTACGTCAGGATTCCGGAAATGCTGATTTACGGCGGGGCTCCCACCCTGTGCGGCTGCTGGCTGAAAGACGATCCGAAACACACGGTTTATCGCAGCAGCCGCAACGAAGGGACTCCGAAATTACTCTGTCCTCGATGCCAGGTCATGCACCGGTACCTCTTCGAGGCGGGTGCGTGATGGCCGGTAGTCAAATCGAATCGTCTCTTGACGGCTGGCCGATTTCCAAGGTGGCGAGTTTTCTCGGCGTCTCGAAAGGCAGTCTCTACGTGTGGTCATGCCATGACAAGTGGGGCGGCCGGTATCCGCCGGCTCCGAAGCGCATCGGCCGTCGGCTGGTGTGGGATCCACGCGAGGTCATCGACTACCGAAACAACAAATGCGCCATCACCCGCAAGGAACTGGTCTACGGCAAATAAAGGTTTCCCGGCCCCAATGCCGGGAGAAAAAAGAAATAAGCGGTGTCGGCGTTGCACTGTCCAAGGTATTGCGCCGACACCCAACATCACCAATCAAATTCAGAAAGGAAATCAGTGATGTCAAACAACAAGGTTAGCGGAATCCACGCCTTCGGCGTGGAGGTGCCCGAGGACATGTCGCTGAAGGAGCTTATCGAACGGCTCCTGAACGAAGGGGAGGTCGAATTGGAGAAGGAACTGGACGAGGAGACCCGTCAGTCCGAACCGCAGTCCGAGGCGGATAAGTGGCAGCGGTATGCGGACATGCTGGGCGATCTGTTCGACGTGGCGCATCAGATCGGCTATGACGCCTACATGCAGGGCGACCTGAAGATCATGCGCAAGGTGTTGCAGGTCGAATCCGATGTGGTGGATCTGGCCGGCATCGTGACCACGGAGAAGTCGAGGGCCGTGAAATGAGCATCGAAGCGTTACGCAAAAAGCGGCGCATGCGTCGACCCCGGCCGAGGTTAACGGACGGGCAGAAATCGGCCGTGCTGCTGGCTCTCACGTTCTGCGAGGGTTGGCTGGTCGGTTTCGCCGGCACGCACAGCCGCATCCCAAGTCCGGTGGGTACGCCGCAGTGGATGATAACCGGCTCGCTCGCATTGGCGGTCATCCTGCCGCTCATGTTCGTGGGAATCCTGTTGAAGTGGGGCGGCGATGGAACAGCCAAGTGAGTTCACGCTCTGCCTGCCGGGCGACCCGGTGCCGAAGGGGCGTCCCCGCGTCTACAACGGGCACGCGATGACCCCGAAACGCACCGTCAGGGCGGAGGAACGCCTGTTCGCGGAATTCCGTCTGAAATACCCGCAGGCGAAACCATACCAGTGCCCGGTCAGGTTGGAGGCCGAATTCTGGATGAGCCATCGCGGCCGTCCGGATCTCGACAACCTGTTGAAGCTGGTTTTGGACTCCCTGAACGGCGTCGCCTACGTGGATGACGCGCAGGTCGTCGAATCGCATGCCAGCAAGCGCATGCCCGACCTGTGGGTGTACGGGGCCAAAGGCAAATACCGGAAACGCAAGTCCGGCGACCCGTACACGTACTGCGGGCACGAATACGAACCACATCTCTATATCCGAATCAAGCCGCTCCCCGAATGGGAGCCGAAGGAAAGGAAACAATCATGAGCAAGCCTATCAACGAGCCGCGTATGGTGCAGCAGGCGCTGGTGTCGGACGAGGATCTGAGTTTCGAACTGGCGGCTTTGGTGCCGACGGCGAACGGCATCACGAACGCGGCCAGCACGTTCATCGACCGGGCGACCAAACTGTTGCTGTCCGACAAGATCATGCTCACCAACGAGCAGCATACGGCCGTCACGTCGGCCATCGCCATCGCCCAACTGACCGTCAAGGAAGGCGCGGCCATATCGAAGCTGCTGCGCAACCCGGACGCTTCGGCGGACATCATCGCCGGACTGCGACTCACCTCCAAGGACAGGCAGGATGCCTGACCGGCGTCTCTGGATGCCGCGTTGCAGGACATGCGGGCCGCTCGGCAAGCCCACCGGACTGGACGAGGCGGTCACCAGCTGCACCCGGCATGCGAACCAATACCCGAACCATCAGACGGCGTGGTATCCCACCCACGCCCAGATCATCGTGAAAGGCACACCAAATGACTGCGAATGACACGTCAACCATCGAAACCACGGAGGCCGTGAACCCGGACGAGGGACTGCGTCAGGGATTGTTCGAGGCGCAGGCGGCTCGCATCGTGGAACTGCAGGCCGAAATCGCGTCCCGTCAGGAGGAGGTCGACGACTTGAAGGCCCGTATCCTCGACTCGCATCCGGCCGGCACCTACCAGGCCGGCAACCTGAAAGTGCAGGTGAAGCCGGGCGCGCGCCGCATCAACGCCGGCACGTTCGAGAAAGCCTATCCGGCCACCAAGTATCCCGGAGCCTACCAGTTGCGGCCGCGCCCGCTCAGTCAGTTGGAGAAACTGCTGACGGCGGACGCGGTGGCCGATTACGCGGTGAGCGGCAAGCCCACGGTGGTGGTCTCATGAGCGCGGAACTGTCCAGCCTGGGCATCGCCCAGATCGTGGAGAACGTTATCGCCGACTACGACCTGCGTGACGATGACGGCAACGAGCTGACCGACGACCTGTACGTCATCCGCTCCGAACGGCTCGACGAGCTGGGCCTCACCGTCGCCAGACGCATCCACAAGGCGACGCGCGAATTGGAGGCGCAGGGCAAGGGATTCAAAGACGTTCATTCGATGACCTTCGGCAGCGTACCGGTAATCATCATGCCGGCGGATGACGGCACCTACACGCTGCGTTTCGACAACGTCAACGAGGCGGTGGTCATCACACGGCTCAACCGGACCGCGTTGGCGGACGTCAAGAAACAGATCAACGACTTTCTCAAGGAGGTGAAAACCCGTGAGCATGAATGAGGCCATTCTCGCCGTCGCACAAGCCCAACAGGGTGATGCGATCCACGTGGACATACCGCCCATGACGCAGTCGGCACCCGATATGGGCAAGCCGCCAGTCACTCCGAAAACCAAAATCGGCACCGTGGAGGAGCCGCAACTGTGGCCGGAGATTCGCCAGCTCATCGAAGCGGATATCGCCAACGCTCCGCGCGAACTGCAGCGTGAGATAGGCCCGTCCGAACTGGGCACGGACTGCGTGCACTGCCTCGCCGCGAAACTGGCGGGCTGGCCGGAGCGTCGCTCCCCGGGCTGGCTGCCGTTCATCGGCACGTGCGTCCACGCGCATTTCGAAACCATGTTCCATGACCTGAACGGGGAGCCGGCGTTCCAATTCCCCTACACGAGCGAGGACAACGTGACCGAGCTCGTGGAACGGTGGCGCTCGGAGTACCGGGTCACCGTAGGCCGGTTGCAGGGTTTGCACGGCGGCTACGACGTGACCGGCAGCATCGACCTATGGGACCGCAAAACCCGCAGCACCATCGACTGGAAGATAGTCGGCAACACGACCGTCACCAAGGTCAAGGCCCACGGCCCCTCGCAACAGTACCGGGTACAGGCCTCACTCTACGGCATGGGCCTGCAGAACGAGGGCGAACGAGTGGAGCGCAACTGCATCTACTTCCTGCCCCGCAACAAGACCAGTCTCGGCGACGCATTGCCCTGGGAGACGAGGTTCGACCCGGAGCCCGGCAAATGGGCGTTGAGCCGCGCCCAACTGCTCGTCAACCTCATGGACTGCGTGGAGCAGGCAGAAGGCCCCGACGTGCGCGACAGCTGGATCAAACAGTTGCCGGCGGCCGGGCCCGACAAATGCTTCTCATGCAAGGGCCGGGTCTGGCCCGACATGAGCGCGCTCCCCGAGTTCGACGCTAAGCCATGGCCGGACGTTCCCGACAAGTGGCTCCGACTCATCCCCCTAATCGAATCCGAATACCAATTCACCAAGTAAAAACAACGAAAGGAACACGACAATGTTCGGACAACCACAACCACAGTACGGTTACCCGCAGCAGGGTTACGGCTACCAGCAGCCCCAACGGCAGCCAGCCCAGTTGAGTTCGCTCGGCGACCTGCTCGCCGGCAACAGCGCCAAAGCGTACTTCGGCGCGAACAGCCAGCCCGGAGACTCGGTGACCGGCGTCATCGAAAAAATCGAGACCACGCAGGTCAACGACTTCCAGACCAAGCAGCCCGCCTATTGGAACGACGGACGCCCGAAGGAGCAGATCCACGTCATCATCCAGACCCAGTTGCGCGACCCGAGCGTGGATGACGACGACGGCCGCCGTTCTCTCTGGGTCAAAGGTTGGGGAATCCAGTTGAAGGCGTTTCGCGATGCCTGCCGTCAGGCGGGCGTGAAGATCCCGAAGCCGGGCGACACCATCACGGAACGGTTCGTGGGTCTCGGCCAGCGGGGCGACGCGCCCCAGCCGCCGAAAGTGTTCGAATTCCACATCGAACCCGCTTCCAGCGTCAACAGTCTCGTGAACGGCAGCCAACCCCAGCAGCCCGGCATGCAGCAAGCCCAGCCGACATACCCGCAGCAACAGTACGCGCCACAGCAGCCCCAGCAGGCCCCGAATCAGGGATATGCGCCGGCTCCGGTCGACCCATGGAACCCGCCGGCACAGGCGCAACCCGCTCAGCCGGTACAGCTCGGCCAACCACAGGTGGATCCGATGAAGGTCAACCAGCTGAAGGCCATGGGCAAAAGCCCGCAGGAGATCGCCGCCCTGTTGGGCGTGCCGGTCGAAGCGGTCACCGCCGTCACCGACCAGGCTCAACCCCAGAACCACGGCGGCTCCGAACAGATGCCGGAAACAGGTGAATTCTAATGGACGAACTGCTGAAACATTTGCAGAACCAGTGGATCGAACTGGTGAAGGACATGGATTCCCTCGCCTCCGACCAGGCCGGTTTTTGTGACGTCGACTCGGAAAGCCTGCAGCTCATGAGCGTGAGGCTCGTGCTCCTGGGCTGGCACAAGAGCACGGATTCCGACAGGGACTGACCCGACCCCCGTACAGCCGTAGCCGTAGCCAAGCGGCCGGCACGCATGCAAAGGCGTGCACGGCACCAACCACATTTTCACATCACGTCAAAGGAGTTTCAGGAATGACCGACATCTACGGATACGCGGCAGCCGCGCCACTGTACCGTGTGGCGGGCTGGATGCAGGTCATCCCCCTGCCGGAAGGCCGCAAGACCCCACCACCCAGCGGTTTCACTGGACGCAGCCGCAAGCCCGTCACCGACGAGCAGATGCAACTCTGGTCGCAGTCGGATCCGACTGCGAACACGGGCATCGTCATCCCCGAAGGCGTATTGGTTCTGGACATCGACGCCGAACAAGGGCACCAGGTCAAGGCGGACGGGGCGAAAGGCATCAGCGAACTCAGCCAGGAGCTGGGAGCATTGCCGGCCACGTGGAGCAGCACGTCGCACGGCATCGATTCGCCGGCACGCCACCTGTTCTACAAGGTGCCCGAGGGATTGGCGTGGAAGGGCGGCGCCATCGAGGGGGTCGACATCCTGCAACCCGGCCACCGGTATTCCGTGGTCTGGCCGTCGATCCACCCGAGCGGCGAAATGTACTGCTGGTACACGCCAAGCGGCGCATTCGCCAGCACACTCCCCCACATCTCGGATCTGGCGACACTGCCATGGAAGTGGGTGGACTATCTGCGCAAGCCCGACAATATGTCGAACCCGAAGGAATTAAAGTGTTCGAATTCGAACACTTTAACCCCCTCGAATCCGAGGGAATACGACGACCGCATGTGCAAGGCCGTCAACACGTTCCTCAACAAGACGCTCGCCAACCCCGCTTCCAAAGGCTCAAGGCATGACACCACGCTGCAGGCCGTCTGGGCGTTGGTGAACTTCGCGCAGGAAGGCCATCGTGGAGCGCTCGACGCCATCAGCCAATTGAAGCCACGGTTCATCGCCGAGGTGGCCCCCGACCGTCAAGGCAAGGAGCGTGAGGCGGCACGCGAATGGGCCAGCATTCTCAGTGGCGCGATGGAGAAGGTCAACGGCGTGCAATCGCATGTGGATCCGTGCGAGCAGTCGAAAATCGAACGCATGACGCCCGGCGAGTTCGACGAACTCACCCAAAACGCGGCTGCGAGTCAAATGGAGGAAAGTCACCCGGAAGCAGTTCAAAACACTGGAACAATGCCGGTTCAAGCCGGTTCAACACCCGTCGCATCGGTTCAAAACGGTTCAATGGAAAGTCACGAGGCAAGTAAAAACACCTCCTCCAGCTGGCAGTTCGAAGACCTCACCCAGTTGGCATCCGGCATTGAACTGCCTCCCACCCCCACCGTGTTCCAACGCGAGGACGGACAAGGGCTCTTCTACCGTGGCGCGGTCAACGACCTGCACGGCGAACCCGGCTGCGGCAAAAGCATGATCGCCCAGATAGCCGCCGCACAGGAACTCAAGAGCAGCCATGATGTCATCTACATCGACTACGAGGACAGCGCGCGCAACGTGGTCAAACGCCTCCTGCTGCTCGGCGTGACCGGCGAGCAGATAGTGGCTCACTTCCACTACGTGCGCCCCAGCGCCAAGCCCAGCAGCCCCACCAGCCTCGACGGCTGGCGCGAGACCCTCGACTACGCCGACACCGCCACGCTCGCCGTCATCGACGGCGTCACCAGCTGCCTCGCCTACGCGGGCCTCGACAGCAACAGCGGCGACGACATCGCAGCCTGGTACAACACCATGCCCCGACTCATCTCGGCATGCGGGCCGGCAGTCGTACTCATCGACCACGTCGTCAAGTCAAAAGACAACCGGGGCCGCTACGCCGGCGGCAGCATGCAGAAACTCGCCCTCATCGACGGCATCAGCTACAGCGTGGACATGACCAAACCCGTCGGCAAAGGCGTACGCGGCACCATCGTCATCAAAAGCGGCAAGGACCGAATCTCGGAGATCGAGGAGCATTGCGCCGTCAGTTGGAGCGGCAACGGCTCGCACCTGCGCGAAGCCGCACGCATCGAAATCAACAGCACGGACCCGAAACTCATGCGCGTCACCATCGCACGCCCCAACATGATGCCCAGCGAAGACCGACAGGCGAAACGCGACGACTTCCGACCCACCGGACTGATGGAACGCATCAGCCGCATGCTGGAGGACTCACTCGAAGAACCGAACCAGTCCGAACTGTTCAAGGCACTGAAGGAAGACGGTTCCGGAGCGCGTACCGCCGTCATGAGCAAAGCCGTGAGCCTGCTCCTGCAGGAGGGTTTCGTCTCGAACCGCTCTGGACGCAACAATCGTTCGATATTCAAATCCGTCCGACCGTACCGGCAGATAGACGACCCGAAATCCGACGCCTATGTGGACCGTATGAGCAGGGAGGAGGCGAGTGAATTGGATGACGAAAACCACCTCGAAATCTAGTTTTTCCCGTTTTTCCCAGTTTTTCCGAGTTTTTCCCGGAAAAACTGAGCCATCGAGTCTAGTTTTTCCCCACACTCCCCGGACACACTACGTGTGTGTCCGGGTGTGGGAAAAACTACGGCTCGCCCCTCCGGAAAGACCAAAAACACCCCTCAACGACACTAGATTTTCCCAAACCAAAGGAGCCCAAGATGGCACTCACATTCAGAGAGCAAATCGAAGAGACCGCATGGGAACTCGGCAACGGCGAAGGCACAGTGCCCGAGCTGCGTCAGCGGTTCGACGACAATCCCGACACTCCGAACTTCGACCCGGCCAAGGCATTGGAGATGCTGCACATCCTCCAAATCGTCAACTACAGGCAAGTCCCTCAGCATCGAGGCAGACCAGCCCGCAGCCATTTCCTAAAACAATCCGAATACTCGGTGCTCGATTTTGACATTCCGAAGCCAATCCCCAAGGACGAGCGGGAACGCCAGACGCGGATTCAGTGGGCCAAGGACTTTCGAACCATCGCCGACTGGCTCGACGCGAACTGTTACACGACGGAGGACTGACTCATGGTCGAACCGATTGACCTCACCCAACAAGCCCTCAACGCATTGGCCTCATCGGGCCTGGGCAACGACAGTCCGGCCGAAGCGTTCGTCATCGGCTACCAAGCCGGCTGGAAGCAGGCAATCGACCTGTGTATTGAAATCGAAACACGACTCAACAAGGAGGAAAACTGATGACCATGCTGCTTGATGAACGATTGCGTGATCTCGCGACGCAGACCCACCTGCTCGAGACGAAGGTGAGTTCTCTCGGCTGGATGGCCGCCGCCGACGTGAAGACGTTGAGATCAATGACCCGCGCCCAGGCGCATCTCATGCTCGCCGAATGCGATCTGCTGGACGCAATCGAAGCGAACGAAAAGGAGGCAACGGAAGAATGATCAACGGGAATCCAACCAATGCCGATTACGTCCGTGTGCTGGAGAAAACCAACCCTTATCTGTTCGAAGGGAAGATTGGCGACCAGTGCGAGCAGGCATTCGCCAACACAGCGTTCGACCCATTGGCTGTCAAGCACGCTTGGGAACGCGGCTATGAGATGGGCGCGCAGGTCATGTTCCGCCGACTCTGGCCGTATCTGACCGACGAGCTCACGCAAGGATGAACCCAATGACTCGCTATGAACATTACGGAATTGAGGGATAGGGGGGCATGAGCGGCAATCTTATCGACCCGCAATCGAGGGGCGTCATGCGATGCTGCAGGAAGAATCAACTCACAAGGATTTCTTGTCAGCTCATCGACCCGCAATCGGGGGGCGTCATGCGATGAGCGGCAAGCAGAAGGCCGGCGAGCGCAAACCCCCATGGCTTCGCGCGTTCATTCCGAAATCAAGTCCTCTCGTGGTCACGGTCTGCGAGGGGTGCGGATTGTACGTGATCGAGGATCGGGAGAGTGTGTGGGAGTCGTGGGATTACGGGTGTGTGGCGGGTGACGACCTGACCGTGGCGATAATCCTCGGCCGCCCGTTGACGCGCGTCACATGGCTGCCATCAGTCGGCTATCCGTTGTTGCGCAGCGTGAGCGGGAGCGCGGGCATCAGGCCGGATGGCCAATACCTCGCCGGGCATACATGCCATTTGGCTCGGGTGAGCGTCAAACCGTTCACGCCGCCGAAAAGAGACCGTCCGCCGGGCAAACCGTGGGGCGGGCCGAGACTGTCGAAACAGGAGATAGCCGAATTCAAACGCATCTGGAATATGCCGTATTCGCGGCTCAAATATGAGAAAGCCCCAACCGTGGTCGGCCAGGGCGATGAGAAGCAAACATTATTCTAGCCGACCAGCCGGAAGGGGCCAACGTGAACTGCCAGAACTGCAAGACGATGACCGAAGAGGGGTATTCAGTGTGCGCGACGTGCGAGCTGCGCTTCGCCGGCACGCTCCTGCGCTTGGCGCGTGATGTCACGCCATTGCATGACAGCCTCGACGCGACATTGCATCCGGGAGGGCATTCGCCCGTGCGCATCCAGACGGCCACTCCCCCGACGCCGATACGCTTGGACGTGCTCGACCTGATTGACATGCTCGACGCGACGGCCCGCGAACTATGGCGCTGCCTCGACGGCATCGACGCACTCGACTGGCGCAAAGACAAACGCAACGAGGATCTGAAGGCCACGCTCATCGCATGCGCAGGCCACCCCAGGCTCGCCACGTTCGCGGACGCGGGCTTCTACATGCACGTCGTTGACGGCATCGCACGCAAAGTCGATGCTGCGCTGGACCCGCCAGAGCAGCGACGCGAGATCGGCACGTGCGAGCTGTGCGCCACGATGCTCACCGCAGGCGCGGCAGACCAGTGGGTTACCTGTCCCGTGTGCGGACGGGAACAGCGAGCGCAGACGGTTAAACTGCGTAGGCTCAAGACGTTGTGTTGGGATGATTCCAGGCGCGGGTCTGCGGCTGAGATAGCCAAGGCGTTCACGGATGCAGGGATACCGGTGCGTAGGGGTACGCTCAACGTGTGGGTCAACCGAGGCAAGCTGCCCTCCAGCCCTCAGGGCCTCGCCTATTGCGACGTGTACCGACTCGTGATCGGCGGAGCGGCTTGACAAAATTGTCACTGTAACCGATGATTGCAGTGGCAGAAGTGTCGAAAAACCCAGCTCACGTGGCTGGGTTTTCGCGTATCTGACCGCATTGCATGGGGCGAGAGTACTCCGCCGGCACGTCCAAAGCGCCGGTGATGTTCGCCCCGCCACTCTTTTCATTTGATTGTGAGGCGATGACGCCATGACAATGCCGGGCATGCCGACCATCAGCCTGCGGATCACGTGCAAGGGGAACACCCTCGGCGACATCGACGCCCTGCCCGTGCCCGTGAGCGTCACCCCGTCCGGCCATCTCGTGGTCGACCCCCTCGAACCGGTCATGCGCCGGGCCGTGCAGGCGTTCGTGGACGCCTGGCAGCGGTCGTGCGACAAGGCCGGGTTATGAGCGGCCGCCGGGGCAACACCCGTCATGCCAATGGCTGGCGACGCCAGCAGGTCGTGGCCCGCGTGCTGGCGGCCTACGACACGTGCCACCTGTGCGGCCGGCCCGTGGACAAATCATTGCCGCCGGGATTGCCGGGCTCGCCCGAGGTGGACGAGATCATCCCGGTCAGCAAGGGCGGCTCGCCCTACCTGTTCTCCAACTGCCGGCTCGCGCACCGCTGGTGCAACCGCGTCCGCTCCAACCACAGCGTCGCGTGGGCGCGCGAACACATCAAACAAACATTCGAACAGGGGCACACGGCCGACCTGAAGGCCACCTCGATGCCATTGGTGACAAGCGGCGACTGGTGACGTGGGGAGGAGACCCGTCCGCCCCGGTCGAAGCCCCCTCGGGCGCAGGGCCGATATCTCCCCGGCATGTCAAAACGTAACGCCTTGGACGGCCGTTACGTTATCCCGTTACGTTTTTGGAGGTGAGCGCGGTGATCTGCGAGGAATGCGGCCAGCCGTTCACCCCGTCCGGCCGTGGAAAGAAAGCGAAATACTGTTCGGCCAAATGCAAGCAGCGCGCCTACCGCAAGGCCAAGCGCATGAGCCGCGTCACCACCCCTCCCGCCCCGGCCGGTGACGCGGAACATGAGCCAGAGGCGATGGACGCCCTCACCGCCGCCGATTTCGAGGCGATGATGAACGACGGGCCCGAGGACTACGTGAGCGTGCTCAAACGCACGCAGGCCCGGCTCAAGGAAGCCATGTTCAGCGCCGGCACCCCGCCGGGCAGCCTGACCGGCATCAGCAAGCAGCTGCTCGCCCTGACCCGCGAAATCGAACGGCTCGAAGGCAACCCCGCACAAGGCATGACGACGCAAGAAGATCCGGAGGACGACGACGATGACGGAGAATTCCGACCCGAAGCTATCTGAGGTCGCACGACACATCGTCATGCCCTCCGGCATCGTCACCAGCATGTTCCCCAAGGTCAACAAGCGCGCCAAAGCATGCGGCATCCGCTACGACCGCTGGCAGCAGGGACTGCTGACGCTCATCCTCGGCCGAAGAGCAGACGGCACGTTCGCCGCCTCCGTCGGCGGCGTGGTGTTGAGCATCTGCCGCCAGACCGGCAAGACCTTCACCGTCTCCAGCCTCGTGGTCATCCTGTGCACGCTCATCCCGAACCTGACCGTCATCTGGACCGCGCACCACAACCGTACCAACAGCAACACGTTCGACCACGTGCGCACCCTGGTACGCAACCCCGCGCTCATCGGATACCTCGATCACTCCGGCCGCACCGACGGCGTGCGCGGCGGCAACGGCATGCAGGAAATCACCTTCGCCAACGGCAGCAAGATACTGTTCGGCGCACGAGCCCAGGGCTTCGCCCGAGGCAACGACGCCGTAGACATCATCGTGTTCGACGAAGCACAGATCCTGACCGAACAGGCCATCAGCGACATGGTGCCCGCCACCAACACCAGCCCCAACGCGCTCGTCCTCTACATCGGCACCCCACCGCGCCCCGCCGACCCCGGCGAAGCGTTCACGGAACGCCGCCGCCAGGCGCTCGCCGGCGAGGACGACATGCTCTACGTGGAATTCTCCGCCGACCGCGACGCCGACAGCGACGACCGCGCCCAATGGAGGAAAGCCAACCCGAGCTTCCCGCGCCGCACCAGCGAAACCAGCATGCTGCGCATGCAACGCCAGCTCGGCAAGGACAGCTTCCGCCGCGAGGCACTGGGCATCTGGGATGAAACCGCCACCAATCGGGCCATCAACCCCGAACAATGGACGAAAGCCGCCACCGGCACACCCAACATCAAAGGACTGATCGGATACGCGCTCGACATGAAACCCGACCGCAGCTCGCTGGCCATCGGCGGAGCCGTCAACCACAGGGACGGCACCGCGCACATCGAACTGCGCCGCTTCGAGTCCACCCAATCCAAAGGCACCCAATGGGCGGTCGACTACATCGCCGACCACTGGCCGCGCACAGCAAGCGTGGTCATCGACTCGCAATCACCCGCCATGAGCCTGCTGGCCGACCTCAAAGCCCGGCACGTGAAAGTCATCGTCACCAACTACAGCGACATGGGCCGCGCCTGCGGCAAATTCCTCGACATGCTCAGAGACGGCAAACTCACCCACCTGCCGGACGACAAAGCACCGGCGCTCGCCACGGCCGTGGCCAACGCCACCACACGCAGCATCGGCAAATCCGGCGCCGTCGGATGGAACCCGATGGGCAGCGACATCGACATAAGCCCGCTCGTGGCATGCACGCTCGCCCTCTACGGCACCACCATAACCAAACGAGACCCGGACCGAGTACAGGAGGTCATGATCGGATGAGCGAACAATCCATCAGCTTCGGCAACCCCTACCTGTCCACAGGCTCCTCGTCCGTGACACACATCGCCAACGTACCCGACAATGACATGACGGACATCACCCGCCTACTGGAACTCTGGCGCAACAAATACCCACGCAACCTGCTACGCTCCGCGTTCTACGACGCCAAACAACGATTCAACAACCTCGGCATCAGCATCCCGAACATCGTCGCCCAGAAAGCCGGCGTCGTGGTCGGCTGGCCACAGAAAAGCGTGCGCGCGCTCGCCGACAAGAGCGTGTTCGAGGGATTCGAGACCGCCGCCGGGGCCGACAACCACGGCATCGACGAGATCATGCGCATGAACGAGCTCGAAACCGACATGAGCGAGGCCGTCATCAGCTGCTACAAGCACTCCTGCAGCTTCCTGACCATCGACTACGACCCGGACGACAACGAGCGCATCCTCATCACCCCGCGCTCGGCCGACTGGTCCGCCGCACTATGGGACAACGAACGCCGACGCATCAAAGCCGCGCTGACCATCACCGACAGCGACAAATGGGGCAACATCACCGCATTCAACGCATGGCTGCCCGGCCGCAACTACGCCTGCATGAAAACCGGATACGGGTGGGAAGCGGAACCCCAATACAACCGGCTCGACCGCGTGGCCGTGGTGCCCATCGTCTACGACAAGCAGATGGACCGCCCCTTCGGCCGCTCACGCATCAACCGCGCCCTCATGAACCTGACCGACATGGCCATGCGCACTATGGTCCGCATGGAAGCGTCCGCCGAATTCTACTCGGTCCCAAAAATATGGTTCCTCGGCCTGAGCCGCGAATCCTTCCAACAGGACACGTGGAGCGCGCTCGTCAGCAGCATCAACGCGATCAGCCGCGACATCAACGGCGACATCCCCGAACTCAAACAGGTCTCCCAGGCATCGATGCAACCCCACGGCGACATGCTCGAAACCATAGCCATGCTCGCCTCGGCCGAAACCGACATCCCACCCGAACAACTCGGCATACGACTGGCCAACCCCACCAGCGCCGAAGCGCTCGCCGCCGCCGAGAACCAGCTGACGCGCACCGCGAACCGGCAGAACCGCATGTTCTCCCGCCAGCTCCTCAACGCCATGGGCATGGCCGTGCAATTGCGCGACAACAGCCCGCAGCCGCCAGACCTGACCGGCATCCGCCCCCTGTGGGCGCCGACCCGCGAAGTAAGCGACGCGGCGCGCGCCGACTACTACACGAAGGTCGCCGGCGTGAACGGCGACTGGGCGGATTCCGACGTGGGACTGGCCAAGCTCGGACTCACGGCCGGCGAGCTCCAATCGTTCCGCGCCTACCAGCAGCGGATGAAGGCGCAGAGGAACATCGAGCAGCTCAGACAGCAGCGGATGAACCCGCAGGACACGGAGGCGGCTGATGGCAGCGAATCCGAAGGCCCCGCCGGAACTGCAGCCGCTGTTGGACAGGGCGTACAGGGACTACCAGACCGACCTTGACAACCTCAGGGGAGAGCGCGGCCGACGTCATCGAGAACATGGTCGACCGCGACCCTTTGAACGTCAAGGACGCGATCCGCGACTTCTCCCGAGACGCCTCCCAGCTGGCGAACGAATACTACGACACCGTGCGCGGCCTGTGGAGCGAATACGCGGGCGTCCGGCTCGACGACTTCGACCACACGCGGCTCATCGACCCCGACCGCGCCCTCTGGCAGGTGCAGGGCGGCTTCAACAACACCGACTACAACGGCCTGACCTACACGCAGGTCAAGAACGGGCAGTCGCGCGCGGGACTCACGATCGACGACCTGTGGCCCGATCTGGGCAACCCGGATGACGCGATGCAGTTCGTCGCCGACATGGTCAACGCCGCCGCACGCCTGACCACCCAACGCAACATGCGCATCGACCCGTCGAAACCACGATGGGCGAGAGTGCCGCGTGGAGCAAGGACATGCGCGTTCTGCACCATGCTCGCATCACGGGGCTTCACCTACCTGAGCGAGGACTCGGCAGGCTTGGAGATGCAATACCACCGGGACTGCGACTGCCAGATCGTCCCCAGCTGGGGCCGCCAGACACTCGCCGGATACAACCCCGAACGGCTCACCGCCATGTGGCAGGAAGCCAGCAAGGGAGGTGGCGACTACCGGGAGAAGCTCAAGCGCATGCGCCGGGACAATCCCATGGCGTTCACGGACGGCGTCTACCCGACGCCGACCATGCCGTGGGAGCAGTCCGTCAGACTCCTGTCAATGAAGGGAGAGCCAAAAGGCACTGCGGAATCCTGGTACCGGCGCCAGCTCGCCGTCGGCGTCGACCCGAGCAGGGAAATCCTCGAACGGCACGAGATCGTGTTCCTCGAGAAGTTCCAGAAGCTGGGCGAGGAATACGAGTGGATACCGAAAAGCCATGATGGCAAGCCCAGCAACGACTTCCACTGGCTGAGCCACGAATGCGACGCCGAACTGAAATCACCGGCAAGCCTGAAATACAGGAACGTGGCCCAACGCATCAACGACGCCGTCGTCGGCGGCGTCGAACAGGGCGTTGTCAAGGACGTGTTTGTACTGGACTTCGGAAGCACGAAACTGCCCGACAAGTTCGTCAACCAACTGTCGCTGTACAACGCCCGTCATGAATCCCACATCAAAGAGCTGTGGGTGTTCGACTCGGAAGGATTCCACCAAATCGTATTGAAATAGAAGAACGGGGATAACCCCCCGGATTATGTGCCGGTCTCAAGAGCCGGTTACGTGGGATCCCCGTTACCTCGATTCTACCATACGGCGGGTTGCCAGAGAGGCCGATCGGGGCCGACTGTAAATCGGCTGCATCACGCCACGCAGGTTCGAATCCTGCACCCGCCACTCCACACCACCCGCACGGGTGGTTTTTTATGCCCGGAACGGGCCCATCAACCACAAAGGAGAACCATCATGCACGACATGCCGCACTGGCACCGATTCCGCAACAACCTTCGTCTCATCGATTCCGGCGCGGGCGAAGGCGGCTCCGGCGACCCCGCAACGGGAGACCCGGCCGGCACCGGCGAGGACATCGACTGGAAGGCGAAGTTCGAGGAGCAGCGCGCCCACTCGCGCAAATGGGAGCAGCGCGCCAAGGACAACAGCAAGGCCGCCGAGGAACTGCAACAGTTCAAGGACTCGCAGCTGTCCGAAGCCGAGAAGGCCGCCAAACGCATCAAGGAACTCGAAGCCGCCAACGCCGCCTACGAGGCGGAGAAACAACGAAACGAGTGGAAGGCGCAGGTCTCCAAGGAGACCGGAGTGCCAGCCTCGCTGCTGCACGGCGACACGCTCGAGGCCATGACCGCGAACGCGAAGGCCATCGACCAGTACGCGCACCCCAAGCCCAAGGGCATGCCCAACCAGGGCAAGACCCCCGACGGCAAGGCCGCAGGAGCCGACGAACGCGCATGGGCCGACGACCTGTTCTCCAACCTCTAAACGCAATCATCCCCCAGAAAGGAACAACATCATGGCAATGGACACCAGCAAACTCCACCTGCCCAAGACCGTCGCCACGGCCGTCGTCAACAAGGTCAAGGAGACATCGACCATCGCGGCCCTGTCCCCGAGCAGCCCGCAGATCTTCACCGACAAGGAATACATGATCTTCAACGGCGCCGCCGAGGCCGACGTGACCGCCGAAGGCCAGACCAAGAGCTCCTACGAGCAAGACCTGAACTACGTGAGCGGCAAGACGTTCAAGGTGCAGACCACCACACGAGTCACCAGCGAGCTCAAATGGGCCGACGAGGACAACCGCTTCCAGATCATCCAGTCCATCCAGGCCGACCAGGCCGAGGCCATCGGCCGCGCCCTCGACTACGTCGTCTACCACGCCATCAACCCCAAGACCGGCGAACCCCTCACCGGATTCGACGCGCTCACGGCCCGCGCCATGCAGGTCACCGCCGGAGACGACGACATCACCAACGTCGACAACCTGGCCGACCAGCTCAACGAGACCTACGACATCAACGGCATCGCCATCAGCCGCACGTGGGCCTCCCGCCTGCGCAAGATCCGCGTACCCGCCACCGGCATGCGCTACTACCCGGAGATCCCGCTCAACCTGCAGGTCGGCACCCTCGACGGCATCAAGGCCGCCACCAGCGCCACCGTCAACGGGGTCAAGGCCAAGACACCCACCCACGTGCTCGCCATCATGGGCGATTTCAGCCTCATCAAATGGGGCATGGTGCGCGACATCACGTCCGAGATCATCCCCTACGGCGACCCCGACCAGACCGGCGTCGACCTCAAAGCCCACAACCAGATCGCCTACCGCACCGAGGCCATGTTCTCCTACGCGGTCATCGAACCTAAGGCGTTCGCCGTGCTCAAGACCTCCACGGAAGAAGGTGCCTGATGAGCACGTTCACCCAGGACTTCATCATCCAGCCGGCAGGCAGGAAGAAACACAAGACCGGTGCCATGGACGTGCCCGCGCGCCTGTGGAACCCGGACGGCACGCCGTTCACCGCTTTCGGAGGCGTGAAGAAGGGCACGGCCGTCGCCGACGTGGCCGCCGCCGACGCAACCGTCTCGGCCGGCGCCGCGCCAACCAAGGCCGAGTTCGACACCGTGGTGGCCGAACTGAACGAGACGAAACGGCAGCTGAACACGCTCATCGGCTCGCTCAGGACCGCCGGCGTCATCGGCTAAAGGAGCTCCATCATGGCCGACGAACAGCCGAATCCGTTCGCCACGTACGAGGATCTGGAGAAACGCTGGCACACGCTCACCCCCGACGAACAGGCGCAGGCGGACGAGCTGCTGCTCGATGCGAGCGAGAGCATCCGCAACCACGTGTCCGTCTACCCCGAGACCCATGAGGAATCGTGGTGGACGGCGCATCGGCGCGGCCTCGAGATTGTGTGCTGCCAGATGGTGCGCACCGCGATGGAGCAGCAGGTGTCCGGCGTGCCCACGGGCGTCACGCAGAACACCGAGACCACCGGCCCCTTCTCCAACTCCTACTCGTGGGCTTCGCCGGACGGCTACCTGCGATGGAACAACGACTACCTCACCGTGCTCGGCTTGGGTGGCCAGCGCGCCTTCAGCATCGACATGGCATCCGGGGAGGTGGTCTGATGGAACGTGTTGACGTGTATCGTGGCGCGGCCGAAATGGATGCCGACGGGAACCCGGTGCAGGGAGAGATGCGGCATGTGGCCACGCTCATGGGTTTCGTGGAGCCGGTGGAGGCCTCGCAGTCCCCGGGCGCGGACTCGCAGGGCGTGGCCCGCCGTTTCACCCTGTATTTCCGCGGGGAGCCCACGGGAATCCTGGACACGGATTGCCTCGTGGTGCGCGGCAAACCGTTGATGGTGGACGGGCCGCCGCTCGAATGGTGGAGGCACGGGCTTCATATCGGCGACGTGGTCAACGCGTTCGTCAGGGAGGGGTGAAAAATGGCGAAAAAGGTCAAGGTTGTGCTCAACCGCAATGCGTTCAGCTCCGAGGTGCTGCACGAGGCCGTGAAACCGGTCATGGACAGTGTGCAGGAGCAGATGGAGGGCATGGCCGAAGTGCATCCGTCCATCAAGGTGTACCGCAACGAGGACACCGACCGTTCGAACGTGGTGGCCACCTGTCCGGCCGCGGTGGAGGGCGCTCATGGCGTGCTCACGCAGATGATCGGCAAGGTGGTCGCATGAGCGTGTTCCAACCTCCCACCAGAACACCCCGTTTGGAACGAATCCTGCTGAACCTGCTGCGCGAACGCTTCCCGGATGTCGTGTTCGGCACGCTGCGCAGCAGGAACAATTCGGAATCCGAATGCGTGATCGTGGCGGAACCGCAGCAGAAGGCAACACCCATCAGCCAGTACGTGCGCGTCCGTTGTTCTATCTGGGTGCGTAGGGACGACGGCACCGGTGACCTCGACGCCTCGCACGAGCTTGCCAGCAGCATCGAACTGTATCTGACCGGCTTGTGGCCTCCGATTCCGATCATCAGCATCGAGCATGATTCCGGGCCGGTTCGCATGACCGACGAGAACGGCTGCATCTACTCGTATCTGATTCTCCTGCTTCAGACGAACACCGTTTGAGGCAGTCCATAATTCCAACGATTCGTTTTGAAAGGCGATCATCATGGCTGACAACAGTTACATCAGCTCAGGCAACAACGCCGAACTCGTGCGCGCCGTCAAGGACTACGCAGTGTTCCTGTTCGGCGAAGGCGAGACATACACGAAACCGGCGGGCGCCGATTGGACGCCGTCGGCGAACAAGCTGCCCATCGGCTACAACAGCGAGGACGGCACCACCATCCACCCGGAGCCGGGCGACGAGACCGAGATCAAGGGCCACAACGGCGACGTGGTGTATTCGGAGACCGATCCGGGCTACTGGACGTTCCGGTTCTCCGCGCTCGAAGGCAAGAAGAGCGTCGTGGAACTCTACACAAACTCCACCGTGGACAAGGATGGAGGCATCCACGTCAAGGATGCGTCTACCTCCAAGACCATGTCGATGGTCATCGCCGGCATCGACCAGAAGGAACGTCCCATCGTCATCTACGCGGAGAAGATCAAGGTCTCCGACCGTGACGACATCACCCTCAAATCCACCGACCTGCTCCAGTACAACATGACGCTCAAGACGTTCAAGGGCAGCGACGGCTACCAGTGGCATGCGTGGGGAATGGTCGTGGAACCGTCCGCATCCACCGCAGCCCATAACGCCACGGCGGAAGCCGCGGCCGAAGCCTGACCAGCTTCCTCCCCCGCGGGACTCCGCTCTTCACCCGCGGGGCTTTTGATTCTTCCCCGCATCCAGGATGGCGGTCCCGATGCGGGGAACCTCATATCCGACCGCCAAACCAGCAAAAAAGAAAAACCGTATCAAGGAGACCGCCATGACCAACCAATACGCGAAGGTCGAACCCATCATCAACGACGACGACCAGCTGGAGGACGTGCACCTCGACGTTCTCGGCGTCAAACTCGACCTGCCCAACCTCAACAGTGCCGACCTGCCCATCGACCTCGTCAACGTGATCCTGCTGATCAAAAGCCAGCCGGTGCTCTCCGACGAACAGACCGCGCTCGCCATGAGCGCGTTCCTCGCCTACTTCCAACAGTTGCGTCCGGACTATTGGAACGCGTTGCGCAAGACCGGCCACGCCATGGCATGGCTCACCGCCACCGTGCGCACCTGGGCCGAACAATCCGGCCTCGACCCAAAAGCGTTTACCTCAGTGCCCTCCACGCCAATCACAGGGAAGCGTTAGACGCCGACTGGCTCGCCACATACCACACCACATGGAAGCCCGTCACGCTCGCCGAATGGCTCAACGCGCCCGCGGACAGGAAACCCAAAGCCAACTACGGCATCGGCCAGGCATGGCGGCTCACGAGACAGATCCTCAGGAACCATACCAGCCATTGTTTCGCGGCGCTCGCCGGCTGGACGTACACGCCCACCGGGGCCGAAATCGCCATGTGGGACATGTTCGAACTCGAAGGCAGGCTGCAACGCGAAGGCTGGCGACCCTGGACGGACAGGCACGCGGACCCGTTCGCGCCGACGCGATTGGAAACCAGCCAAGCGCGTAAGGAACGACTCGAACGCCGCGAACTCCTCAAGCAACGCTTCCACATCACCGACTAGCCCCGACCGCCATCGGGGAGCCAACACCACTATCAGGATGGAGGACCCCGATGGCACAGGACATCGGCACCGTATACGTGCAGGTGGCACCCTCCGGCAAGGACTTCGGCAAAACCCTCGAAGGCGACATCACCGGCAGTGTGGACACCGCAGCCAGGAAAAGCGGAGGCAGCCTCACCGGCACCCTCGGCAAGGCATTCGGCAAAATCGGCAAACTCGGACTCGGCGCCATCGGCACCATCACCGGAGGCGTCACCGCGCTCGCCGCAAAAGGCGGCTTCACCCGCGCCCTGAACATCGAAAACGCGCAAGCCAAGCTCAAAGGCCTCGGCCACGACGCCAACAGCGTCAGCGAGATCATGAACAACGCGCTCGCCAGTGTGAAGGGCACCGCGTTCGGATTGGGTGATGCCGCCACCGTGGCCGCCAGCCTATCGGCGGCCGGCATCGCATCCGGCGAGCAGATGACCAAGGTCCTCAAGACCGTGGCCGACACCGCGCAAATCTCGGGCCGATCACTCACCGACATCGGCACCATCTTCGGATCCGTCGCCGCACGAGGCAAACTCCAAGGCGACGACATGCTCCAACTGATGAGCTCCGGCGTGCCCGTCCTCCAAATGCTCGCCAAACACCTCAACACCACCTCCGAAGACGTGTCCGACATGGTCTCGAAAGGCAAAATCGACTTCCAGACCTTCGCCGACGCCATGCAGGAAGGGTTGGGTGGAGCCGCATTGGCTGCCGGCGACACGTTCAGCGGCGCTTTGGCGAACGTGAAGGCCGCTCTCAGCCGATTGGGCGAAGGCCCCGGCAAGCTGGCGCTCGAATCGTTGCGCAAGACGTTCAACGCGGCCATTCCGGCCGTGGACGCGCTCTCAAGCCAGCTCACACCGTTCGTGGAGCAGTTGAACGGCAAGCTCACCCCGTATGTGGACAGGGCCGTCAAGCTCATCGAGCAATTCAGCCAGGGGTTGCAGGACGGCAGCATCACCGTTCAGGACATCGTCGGCAGTCTCGGCCAATTGGCCGGAGCGTTCGCATTGTTCGCCGGGGTCGGCGGCAACGTGGACAAGATCACCAACGTGTTCGACACGCTCGGCAAACTCGGTGACGGCGGGATCGGCCAGCTCACCGGAAAGCTCAAGCAGATGCCCGGCCAGCTCCAGTCGAGCCTGACGGGCCTGCAGCAGTTCAAATCGTATTTCAACAAGGATATCCGCGACGCTCTCGCCGTGGACGGCGACCCGTTCGCGTCGGCCGTCAACCGCATCCGGCAGGGCGCGGACAAGCTCACGGGCCCGTTCAGACTGCTCGGCGCGAAGATCGCGGGCTCCGATGTGGGCCAGTCGGTCGCCGGAGTGGCGGACAGGCTGGGTGTCGGATTCGGAAAGCTCACCAGCGCATTCGATTCGAACATCAAGGTGCTGGGCTCCAAAGTCGGCAACGGCTTCGGCGGCATATTCTCCAAGATCTCGGACAGCAAGCTCGTATCCGGACTGTCATCGGTGGCCGGCAAGGCGAAATCCGCCATGAGTCCGGTCGTATCCGGATTGGGTGACGTGTTCGGTGGCATCGGCGACATCGTGGGTCCGAAACTGCAGGCCGGATTGGGCAAGATCGGCTCCCTGTTCGGCTCGTTCTTCAGCCCCGGCAATTTCATGAAGTACATGGGCATAGCCGGCATCATTGCCGCGTTGGTCGCGGGTCTCGGCATGCTGGACCAGAGCATGCAGGGGCAGTTGTTCGCGATGATAGGCCAGCTGTCCGCGCAACTGCCGACACTGCTGCAGCAGCTGAACATGCAGATCACCGCCAGCCTGCCGGCCATGCTCGCGCAGGGCGCGGCCATCCTCACCGCGCTGATGAACGCGATCAGCACGAACGCACCCCAGCTGATGACCACCGCCGTGCTCATCGTCACCACGTTGGTCAACGGGCTGGCCTCGCAACTGCCTACGCTGCTGCCGGCCGCGCTCAACATGATCATGGCGCTCGTCTCCGGATTGGCATCCAACGTCGGACAGCTGCTCAACAGCGGCATGCAGCTCCTCCTCGGCCTCGTGCAGGGCCTCATGAACGCGCTGCCGCAGCTCATCGCGCAGGCACCCACCATCATCGGCAACCTCGCCAGTTCGATAGCCGCGAACCTGCCGCAGATCCTGCAGACGGGCGTGCAGATCCTCGTCACCCTGGCCAACGGCCTGGCCAGCGCCATACCGCAGCTGATCGGTAAGATCCCGGCCATCGTGAAAAGCATCTGGGACGCTTTCACGTCGGTGAACTGGGGCAGCGTCGGCATGAACATCATCAAGGGTATCGCCAGCGGCGTCGCCTCGGCGGCCGGCACCCTCGTCAACGCGGCCGTCAACGCCGCCAAGGACGCGCTCAACTGGGTCAAGGACAAGCTCGGCATCCATTCGCCGTCACGCGTGTTCCGTGACGAGGTCGGCGTGATGATCGGCCGGGGCATGGCCGAAGGCATCGACCGCAGCCAGGAAGTCGTCAACCGGAGCCTCGGCGAACTCGCCGATGGGCTCACGTTGGACGGCTACACGTTCGGCATGCCCACCCCCGTGATGAGCCTGCCGGCCAACGCCTGCCAGATGGTCAACGGCACGCAGTCGAACCAGCAGGGCATGCAATCCCAGTTGGACGAGCTGCTGGCCGAGGTGAAGGCGTTCCACGAGGATATGCCGTTCATTCTGCAACAGTTGGGCATCAACATCGATGGTCGTGAACTCGGAAGGGTGATACGCAATGCGATCGCTTAGTTATATATGCGCCTCGACCAGTGAGACGATCCCACTGGAAGGGCCCGGTATCTGGGCTCAGACGGCGGATGGGCTGCGCGGTCGCGAATGGTCGTACACCCTCGGATACCGGAGTCTGACCGGAGTAAGTCGTACGGCGCGCGAGGCCGAGCTTGACCTAACCTATGTCCGCTGCCCGGAGAAGGTGGACTGGACGCGCCGCCTGTTCGATGCCGACGTTGCCGCAGGAACGCCTGGCATGTTTGATGCTGACGGCTGGACGACTCGCGCCTACGTGGTCAAGGCGGAGCCGCAGACCATCACGCCGGTGATAATCCAGCAGAAGCTCACCGTGGTCATGCTTGACGGCATCTGGCGTAAGGCCGGGGAATCGCAGCACTTCTGGAGCGACGCGCTCACGCCCGGACTGGACCTCGACTATCCGCATGATTATCCGCATGATTATCTGGCGACCACGAGGAACGCGGTGGCCTCGAATCCCATGCCCACTGCCATGCCGTTCCAGATGGTGATATTCGGACCGGTGTCGAACCCGCAACTCACGTTGGGCGGCAACACGTACGCGCTCGACATGGACATACCCTCGGGCTCCTACGTGACCGTCACCTCGATTGCAGGCCGTCGCACCATCGTCATGACCGCCGAGAACGGCGACGAGACCAACGTGTTCGACAAGGGCCGGCGCGGAACCGGTCTCAACGGGGGCGAATACATCTTCCAGCCGATACCGGCTGGCGATTCCATCGTGCAGTGGAGCGGCTTCGGCGTCGATTTGACCGTCTATCAGGAGGAAAGCGAGCCACCATGGTGGAACTGATCGTCACCGATGCGAGCCACGTGGACCAAGCCAGCCTTGAGGGCTTCACGCTCGACGCCGCGTGGGGCGCGGACGAGAACGATTTCGAACTGACCGTGGACAGGCTCATCGATGCCGGTAGCTACGTGTATTTCGACGGCGGCGAGTGCGGTGGCGTCGTGGACTCCCTGAAGGACTCGCTGAAGGACGGCCGCAGCACCCTCACCTACGGCGGTCGCACGTGGCACGGCATGTTGGCGAACAAGATTTTGGAGCCTGATAGGGGCAAGGATTATCTCACCGTGAGCGGCACGGCCAGCACGGTCATCGGCTCGCTCATCAGTCGCGTCGGCCTTGACGGCGTGTTCGACGCGGTGGACTCGCCCACTGCCGGCGCGCAGACCATCAAGCAATACCAGTTCGACCGGTACACGGACTGCTATACGGGTTTGAGGAAGATGTGCGAGGCCAACGGACTGAAACTCAGGCTCGCCTATGCGTCCGGCCGGGTCAACATTTGGGCTGAGCCGGTTGCGCATTACGGCGATTCGATTGACAGTGACCTCATCGATTTCGACGCGACGCGCACGTGGAGGAAGCCGAATCACCTGATCGGTTTGGGCAAGGGCGATTTGGCGGCCCGCGTGGTCGTCCACTGGTACGCGGACGCGAAAGGCAACGTCAGCCAGACCCAATCGCTCAAAGGCGTGGACGAGATAACGCAGGTCTACGACTATTCGAATGCCGAGACCGCCGAACTCAACACCAAGACCAAAGAAAAATTGCAGGATCTGCAATCCGAGGGCGATGTGAAGGTCACCGTCCGCGACGACGCGAACGTGGTGTTCGACGTTGGCGACACCGTGACCGCACGTGACAATCTCACAGGCATCACCGTCAACGCGACTATCAGCAAGAAAATCGTCAAGGTCTCCGACGGCGTGCTGAGCGTCGATTACGAGGCCGAATAAGGAAGGGAGCCATTATGGCGCGTATCGACAATGCGATTGTCATGCAATGCGACCGGTGCGGCAAGACCGGCTGGTACACGAGCGAGGAAGACCCTGCCGGCATGAAGGACTGGTGGAACACCCGCCGTCTCAACGCGCAGAACGAGTTCGAAAACCATTTGCTCTGCGCGAACTGCTTCGGCGAGTGGACGAACAAAATGAAGGACTTCGACAACGCGATGGACTCGTGGATGCAGAACGGAGGCAAGCAGAATGGCTGAACTCGTCACCGGACATGCGAACAAGGCTCACGCCACCGCCGAACAGGCCGCAGGATTGAACGCCGGAATCCTCGGCCTGGACGACTACGTGCTCGACGTGCACGACAAGTTCGAAATCACCGTCGTCTCCGCGAACAAGGTGACCGTCGGTACGGGCGAGCTGGTCATGCAGGGGCGTCACGTCAGCCAGGGCACGCCCGAGGACCTGATCGTCACCAACGGCAGTCAGGGGCAGAAACGCAACGATCTGATCGTATGCCGGTACACGAAGGGCTCGCAGTCGGTTGAGAGCGCGGAACTGGTGGTGGTCAGGGGCACGCCAACCACGGGCACGCCCACCGACCCAACGTTGAACACCACCAGCCCGTTGGACGGGGGCACCACCTACGACATGCCCCTGTATCGCATCCCGTTGGACGGCATCACCATCGGCACACCGGTCCCCTTGTTTAATGTTTTGAGGCCGATGAGCGACGTGTGGGATTCCCTAACCCCGTTGCATCTCTACACGGGTAGCAGCGTGCTCTATGATGCTGGCTCAGGC